TATAAGCTAAGTATTAAGCTAAGTATAAGCTAAGTATTAAGCTAAGTATAAGCTAAGTATTAAGCTAAGTATAACTATAAGTATATTAAATAATTAATTGCGTTTATCGTATATACATTAATTAGCAATATAAATATATAAATATATGGAAAAATATATTATTCATTCTGGTATTATTGCTTTTATATATTTATTAATGAAATTTATAGAAATGCGAATTTCGAAGAAAGAAACAAAACCAATGAAAGAAATGATTCGTGATACAATTATTGTATATTTAAGTGCAATAGTTGGATTATATATTATTAGCGAATTTATGAATACAAAAACAATTACAAAAAATGTAACAAATGTTTTTACTGATGCTCCTGGGTTTTAGTTTTCTAATTTATATATTAACCATATTTTAGGTAATAAACCATATTTTAGGTAATAAACCATATTTTAGGTAATAAACCATATTTTAGGTAATAAACCATATTATAAGTCATGATCTATAATATATGAAATTTGCAAAAAATTGAAATGCTTTTCATATATTATTATTAGTATAACCCTCCCAAACTACTTGACAAAGAACAAAGCAAAGACAAACCAATATTATTCAGAATGGCATTTAAAGTGAACCAGCAGCTTTCATTGATGATTCCGCGCGTCTTCCCTCAATGGGTTGATGAGCAGAAAATCATTGATATTTTCCACGGCCAGCACATCGGCCGTGTTTATAAGGTAAGTATTAACCGTTTGCCTGACAGCAAAAAACGGAAAATTCCAATTTATCAAGCGTTCGTTTATTTCAGCGCATGGTACGACAACGAAATCGCGTACAATTTCCAGCAAAGAATTTATGGCCCCAAAGCACAAGCGTGTGTTGTGTACGATGATCCTTGGTATTGGGTTGTGTTTGAAAACACCAAACAGCGCCTAAGCAATAATGACAAGCGGATCATTCGTGCGGGTTACCAGACTTATTTGGCGGAACAACTCCTTTTGGAGCAAAATGAACGCATTGAAAAAATTGAACAATGGTGCAAGCAATCAGAAATGATTGCGATCGCGAAAGCCACCAATGCAAAAAATTTAGCTGAGGCAGCTGAAAAAATCTTAGGTGAAGAGCTAGAATTAACGGAAACTGCAATGAATGTGGCCGAATCTGTTTTGATGGATTTGGACTACGATGATGATGAGTACGACTACGACGACGAGTACAACTACGATGAATACGACTACAATGAAGCTTATGGCCGCGAGCCCACGACAACGACAACGACAACAAGCACGACGATGAACATGGAGGTTGATAGCGACGAAGAAAACTACTTCAAGGAAAGCCGCTTACATGGGTGGATGATGAATTAAATAAATTATATTAAAAAAAACCAAAAGTTCTTACTAAGAATTTTTTTACTTATAGTAAGAACTTTTTACATATAGCAAGGATATGAGTCCAAATCCATAATTTCATTTATTTTTTTAGAAATATCTTTTTGTGTAACAATAAATTTATCAAAATAAGAGTTATTTAAAACATGTTCGGGTACATGATTGTGTACAGTTCGTGCAATCATTTTATACAATTTAAAATCCGGGTAGCGTTCATCTCCATTTTTTTTATATAAAATATTACGACCTTTATCATCTTTCACCCATTTTAAGATAATTTGAACAATTTTTGATTTTGGTTCATCAATCAAATAATCGTATAAAGCACAACCTAATCGACATAAATCAAAACTAAAATTAGGGTCTAGACGAGGTTTTTTATCATTATAATAAGGTTCACAATTATATTGTGTGGCAGCATCGCCAGTAGGATGATAGCTATCACTGCATAGTGTTTTTCCACGAAATTTATAAATAGCTCTTCCATAATCAATTATTTTAAATAATTTACCAAATGTTGGTACTTTATAATAGATATGATTTAATTTATAATAGAGGAATTTTTTGTCGGTTTCAATATACATTATATTATTCGTATGTAAATCATTATGTGTTAATCCAAATACATTTTGAAATGTAATAAGACTAAACAAAATTTGCATGACAATCGAATCCCACATTTCAGTTGTAATATCACCATCCATTATAAGATCATCCAATGTTGCATCACAATGCTCTAATGCAATAACTTGCACAGGAAATTGTTTTATTTTAGCAATTAGACTTTCTTCTTCTTCATCGCTTTCGCTTTCGCTTTCCCAATCTGCTTCTCCACCGCCTTCTTCACCTTTTTCGCCTTCTTCACCTTCTTCGCTTTCTTCGCCTTCACTTTCACCTTCACCTTCTTCGGCATCTTCATCTTCGGCATCTTCATCTTCGGCATCTTCTTCGCCTTCGGCATCTGCTATTGATGTATTAGATGTTCGTGAAGAACAAGAACTATTATTCGAATGAGTATTGGTATTGTGTTCGTGTACCTTATCTTTATCATTGTCATTTAATTCAATCGTTACTAGTTCAAGTTCATTAACACTTTCTTGATTATTATCACACACAATAGAATCTATTTCTTCTAAGTTTGTTATGTCATCCAAGTTTAATATTTGAATATCTTCTTCTTTTATAGTATTCTTATTATCCTTATTATCCCTATTATCCTTATTATCTTTACTATTGTCTTGAAACTTTATTTTTTTTTTATAATTTCGTGTGTTATTATTCATATCATCTGTTTCGGAATATTCTAACTCATACAATATTTTATCATTTTTACGAAAAAACCCAGAATCATTTAAATAATCAACATCATCAATAATATTAATTCGAAAATCGGTCTTTGATGCCAAAAATGACCCGTAAAAATCCATACCATGCACAAATCCATGATCATTCAACAATTTGCTTGTTAAATATGTAAAAAAACTATCAACATAAGCCGAATTATTAACATCTCTTGATTTTATATTACTTTGATCTGATTCAAAAGAAGGCAATGCCAACAAGGTAGTATCATTTATATCATATTTACCAAGCAAATATTTAATAGGGTCAATCAATGGACTATATTTTAGGTATACTTTCTTTGTTTGTATATCTTTATTATTCATATTATTCACACGAGCAACAAAAATATTATTTGAATCTTGTGATAAAAAATCAAGCAATTTATATTTATGATTTAGAATAATAGAATTAAAATTTGTTTTTGTAAGAGAGAAATACAAATCATATAAAGGTATATAATTTTGAGGTTCCAAAATACCAAATTCTTTATTTTCTTCTAAACTCTTAAATAATTTATGATTATTTTCCTTTTTATAAGTAAATTCACTTCCTTCAACACTTCCTTCAACAGATCCTTCAAGACTTCCTTGAACACTTCCATCAACAGATCCTTTTGCAGTTTTATGTGTATTCTTCATTATTACTTGTAATATATATAAAATAATAGTTTTTTAACTTATTTTTTTATTGTTGCGGATATAATAATTATTTATTTTCTTATAAACATTAATGACGTTAGAATTGAAAAAGTTTGATATGCGACATATTAGCTTTAAACCCGATGAAAATAAAGGTCCCGTAGTTGTTCTAATTGGAAGGCGTGATACTGGTAAAAGTTATTTAGTAAGAGATTTATTATTTTATCATCAAGACATTCCGATTGGAACAGTAATTTCTGGTACAGAAGCTGGTAACGGGTTTTATAGTTCACATGTTCCCAAACTTTTTATTCACGAAGAATACAATTCATCTATTATAGAAAATATTCTAAAGAGGCAAAAAACAGTGTTAAAACAAGTCAAAAAAGAAATGGAACAGTTTCGTCGGTCAAATATTGATCCTCGCGCATTTGTTATTCTAGATGATTGTCTCTATGATGCTACTTGGACGAGAGATAAAATGATGAGATTACTTTTCATGAACGGACGACACTGGAAAATAATGCTGATTATTACTATGCAATATCCACTTGGTATTCCACCCAACTTAAGAACAAATATTGATTATGTATTTATTTTGCGTGAACCTTATATTGCTAACCGCAAACGAATTTGGGAAAATTATGCAGGTATGTTTCCAACATTTGAATCTTTTTGTCAGGTTATGGATCAATGTACAGAAAATTTTGAGTGTTTAGTTATTAATAATAACTCCAAATCTAATAAACTTCATGATCAAATTTTCTGGTATAAAGCCGAACATCATGCCGATTTCAAATTAGGCTCAAAAGAATTCTGGGAATTATCCAAAGATTTACATTCTGATGACGAAGATGCTGCTTATGATCCTCAAAATATAAAAAAACGAGGGCAAGGACCAAAAATAAATGTTAAAAAAACATCAAAATGGTAGTAAGAACCAAAAATTGTATAGTATAAGACCGATTATCATTTATAAGACCTTTTATTATAAAAATCTAACATTTATATATAAAATATGTCTGCAGAATTAATTAAAGAAATTAAGCAAAAAAAACCAACATTACACGAATTAAAAATAATATTTAAAAAAAATAAAATTACATCTCGCAATGAAATACAACGATTGATGCTTACATACAATTTAATAAAATATATAAAAAAGGATAAAAAATATATGAGTATGAAAAAAAAGGCAGATGAAAATGTTGATAATGCCTATAAACAATTATCAGGTAATCCTTTTAAAAATACAATGAAGCGTTTAAAAAAAGAGTTAAAATTACAATACAACGAAACAACCAAAAAACGATCGAGGAAGACAAATAAAAAATTAAATTTTAAAAAAAATTGAATTACTTTTTATAAAATAATGAATAGCAACCCTTAGACAATAACACATTTTGATATTGTTCTGATTAAAAAAGCCGATTTATTATTTGACGAAGTAAATTTTACACGAGACCAAACAGCCGACCAGCCGAACAAAACCGACCAGCATAACAGCCGACCAGCCGACCAGACAAGAAAGATGAATAGTGTATGTGAATTCTATGAATGTGGGCCATGTGGCGGTCCTGTCATTCCCCATAGTGATATTAAATGGTGTAAACATCCAAT